TCGTGAACCGCCCGGCGAGGCGCACGCGAAAGCGCGTCCCCGGCAGCTCGGTCCACGGGATGTGCCAGGCGTAGCTCTCCGCGACCACGAATGTCCCGACGGAGCCGATGTCGATCGGGCTCGGCGTCGACATCCCGTCGAGCGTGATTGCGACGCGCGGCTCGAACTCGACGAAGAAGCGCGCCTGCTGCGTCTCTGGCACGTACACAGCGGCGGACACGGGTCGCCCACGGTAATTTTCCACGCCGGCGCCGAGGTAGACGATCCGCAGGTCGCGCGTGAGCAAGTAGATGCCGCCGTCCGAGACACTGGCTCCACCCGGGCCATCGGTGCCCTGGAAGATGAGCCCCTTCGGCGTAGTGACGAGCGAGTTTGGATTCGCACATCCGAGGTTTCCAGGGAGACGGACCGGCTCGTACATCCCGCGGCCGGTCTTGTCGGGGCCATCGCCCGAGACGATCCAGATCCCGTCCTGCTTAAACAGCGCGAAGTAGTTGAAATCCACCGCTCCGCCGGCCCGGATGCGCCCGGTCCCTTCGTGGATTTCGAGCGTGAGCCCGACGGAGAACGCGTACCCGAAACCGCTCTCCTTCTCCTTGCTGACCCAGACCTGGCCGATCTGGTCCGTGTCTCCCAGAAAGCATCGGTTTCTCCAAAACGCCGCCCAGCCAAATGGGGGCGGCGAATCAGGCGCGAGTTCCCCGCCGCCGTCGGTCTCCAGATCTTCCCCGTCGATGATCGTGCTCTGTGCGAGGACATAGCTCAGCGTAGCCACCGTCGGGTCGTTCTGAGCCGCAAACTGCAACTTCGGCGTCTGCTGCTGCGCCTCGGCCTGCGTCGGCTTCACCTTGGTCACGTATAGCTCGATAAACCAGTCGCCCGCCGCGCTGTTCGTCAGGGCGAGCGTGTGTACCGTGAACTTTATGTAGTTGTTCGTGCCCGGAAGGTTGATGGAGGCCCGCTGCGACGGGCGCGAGCGGTGGACGTTCCCGATCGGGTCGCGATACATCCAGCGGTAGCAGCAGTCGTACCAACCCGCCGGCAGCCCGACACCCGTGTCGGCGGACTCGGCCGCCAGGACCGGCGCCAGGCGCGGATACATCGGCACATATTCCGCGACGGCGTTCCCGGCGACATGGAGCGGCCACGCGTCAGGTATGACGATCTCCTGGCCCTCGGCGGGGCGAACCATCGGCCCAAGTCGGCCCCACTTGCCGTCTGCTTCGTCGTCGAAAACAAACGCCACCTCGCGGGTGACGTACTGAGTGCCGTTCCACGAGTTAAGGGCAGCGCTGACCTCATTCCCGTCGACGACGACGGGCGCGATCCATCCAACGTCGTACTGGTGAGAAAAGTAGGCGGCCTTCTGCCCCACATCGCCACCGGCGCCCTGGATGCTCTTGCCCAGAATAACGCCCGTCGGATTGGCTGCCGTCGGAGCGGCGATTAGCAGATACGCCTGCTGGAGATGAGCACGCGGGTTCTCTCCCGCGCTGTCATCGTGGCACGCGAGCACGTACCAGTTTCCGTCGAACTCGAACGGCTCGGAGACGGGAAAGCACCTGTGCCGGATCTGGTAGGACGCCTGGGTCACGCCCGCGCTATTGTGCTTGTGCATGGATAACAAGGCGTCCTCGGGCTTCGACACCTGGGCGGACGTGAGAGCAGAGAACGTGACGAAGTACCCGGTGGACTGCTCCCGGTAACCGCACACGATCAGCGGTTGCGACGCATAGTCGGCCAGCGGGGCGGCCCCAGTGCGCAGAAGCGTCGATGCGCTGAACGTATCGACCGTTACGCTTAGGCCGCCTCCCACGCGCAGGACGTAGTACGACCCACTGGCTCCCTTTTCGTTCTTGAGGAAGTTGACCGACATCTGGTCCGTCGGGGACGTCCCGATGTCGGTGCCAACTTTGCCTGGAGATGCGAGTGGGAGTCCGGTCGCCGTGTCGAGTAGCGTCGCAACACAGTTCGCTGGATCCGCCCCCGCGGTCCGGGCCATGCCGCTCGCACCGTACGCGACCACTGCCACGCCTCCCGTGTGCGTTGGGATGACGTCGAATCCGTGGATCGCCACCGTGGCGTCGTAGTACGTCGTCACGGCCGGTACGGAGGCCATCTTGACCGCGTAGATCCGCGGCGCCACCGGGGGCGAGTTCAGAGCCGGATCGTGGGCTCCGACGAAAAGCCACACGAACCCTCCCGAGATCACCGGCTTCGCCTGCCACCCGACGACGTCCGCGATCTCGGTGAGAGGGGTTACCTCGGCGCCCGTGACCAAGTCCACCACGCGGTAGTACCAGTGCGACGCTACAGAGAAGATGACACGCCCATCCCCGATCTGAGGCTCCGTGCTGAACGACGAGTTCACGACGGTGTGCTGGCCGTAGTCCGCACAGAAGTAGTAGAGGTAGTTTCCGTGCCGGATCATCGACGGCTTGTAGCCGAACGGCAGCACTTCAGGCGGCGGTTTCGCCGACACGCACCGAGACGTCACCTCCCGCTCCCACCGGGCGAGCGCCGTCGACCGCGTGTAAACCCCGTCGCTCGTGCGCTTGACGAGCATGCGGTCGCTCGAGATCAACCCGCGTCCGGATCCGAGTACGACCCCGCCGGTATCGGCCGACACCACGTCCATCGGCGTGTAGCCGTTCCTCTTGCTGTAGAGGCCCGGCGACACCTGGTGCATGTCGCGCAGCTCGCGCAGCCGCCCGAGCGGAAGCTGGGACTCCTCCGTCTCCTGGTCCATCCCGCGGGGGACCACGGGGACGACGGGCAGCTTCTGGAGGGGCATCAGATCAGAGCGAGCGCTCGTCGCCGTCGATGACCAGCACCAGGACGTTATTCGTCCCGGCCAACGCCTGGATGATCTCGGCGGCCTCGAGGACATAGTAGCAGAAGTGGTCCAAAACGGAGTTGGCCGCGATGGAGTACGCGTCGAAGATGCGAACGGCTGCGGCGTCCGCGCCGATCGACATCGTGAACGTCACGGCGGCGCCGGTGGGATTCTGAATGTGGATATGTCGCACGATGGTTTTGGTCGTCGCCGGGACCGTGTACTTTGTGGCGGCCACGTTCGAGACCTGCGCGGGTCCATGCAACCGTTTCGGAGTCGTTGCCATTGTTTCCCTCTCAGTATGACGTTACTTCCACCCACTGGACTGCGAGGCCGAACTGCCACGTCCCCGTCGCTGGCACGGTCGCGCGGCATACGATCCCCTCGTTCTGCGCAAGAACAATCGGATGCGAGCTGGCCCCATCGAAGAGCTGTACTTGTCCCACATAGATCACGTTCGCTGCCGTCCCGATGGACCACGTCATGAGCCCGATCGGCTGCGAATCCAGGGTTTTCGTGCCTGCGGTAAGCGCGGCCGTAGAACTTCCGCGAATCGCTCCGACCAGTGTCGTCCCCATCGGGGTACGCAGCTTCTGGTTGTTGCCTGTCAGTGTCATGGCAGTCCCGCCAGATCCGTCCGCCGTCCACCCGCGCGCAACCAAGCAGTCAATTTTTGCGAATCCAGCGGCGAATGCCGTCGCACTCCCCGCCATGCCACACAGCATAACCTGCGTGATCAGAGCGAACCGCGTAGCGTCCGTCCAGCGGAATTGGAAGATTTCCGAGTTGGCCGCAAGCCCCGCCGCCATCGTGCCGGACAGGTGACACGCGGAATAGGCCCCCAGTGAGCCGTAGTCCACCGGGCGCATGGTCGCGCGGAGCGCCCGGAAATTTGCCCCGTCCACCTCTGCAACAATCCCGCCGTTTCCTTGGACCTGAATCGCCATCTATGACCACCTCCATGCAACATTCCACTGTCCGTAGGGCGTCGGGAGCTTACCGCCGACGCTGCCTACCACCGTTGGCCACTGGCCGAAGTTCCCGCCTGCAGTGGAATTGGCCGCCATCTTGCGGCCAATTCCAGGTGCCTGCAACGGCTCGCTCTGGCGGTTGTCGTTGAGAGCGTAGACCGTGAAACCCGTCCCCGGGACGATGTTCCCGGCGAGTACGCGGATTGGCTCCACGAGATGCTCATCGGCCGTGTGATCTGTACTCGCCACCGGCCGGATCCAAGCGTCGACCACCGATCCGGACACGATCGATGCCTGGCCCGTCACTGCGACCGACGTGTCGGACTTACCAGGAAATGCCCCGAAGTCCACGACGGCGGTCCCGGTCGCACCTCCTCCTCCGCCACCCGGCGGCCCGGTGTCGCCCTTGGGTCCCGGTATCATCAGCGGCTCTTCGGGCTCGTCGGCGTCGAACCCTGGGGGGCCCGGTGGTCCCGCGGCGCCTGCCGCGCCTGTGGTACCCGGCGGGCCCGGTATCATCAGCGGCTCTTCGGGCTCGTCGGCGTCCATGCCCGGCGGACCCGCTACTCCGCTCGCCCCGGCTGGTCCCGCTGGACCCGGCACAATCAGCGGCAGTTCGGGATCCACCTCGGACGCATCCACACCCGGCGGGCCCTGCACACCCTGCGGGCCACGCGCGCCAGGTGGCCCAGGTATGACCAGCGGCTCTTCCCGTTCGTCGTCGCCGCCCTCTCCGACCATTCCGGCAGGACCGACGGAAACCGGATCGCCCGGCTGAGACCAGGGCACGTATGGATGGATCGAGTCTCCGTCGGACGGCGCAGGGGGGGGGAGTACTCTGCGCATCTACCAGACCTCGATACCGACCTTGGTTGCCGTGGTGGCGGCGAGATAGAGAAAGCGCTCGTCGGCCTCCTTGGTCTGGTAGACGATCGCCGGCTCCTTCAGGTCGTACGCGCGCCAACGCGGCTTGTAGTTCTGCCCGTGCGGGACGCGCGTCTCCGCCACTGCAATATCCTGCTCCCCGAGGTCCACGGAACCGGACGACGGCCCGAGCTGCTGGGAGAGACGGAGCACGTCCTTCCTCAGCGTCGGGACATCGTCCGACTGCGTGTTCGGAAAGTGCGGCTGCGGCATCAGGCCCTGCGAACGCCGTAGATCAGCACCCGGCACGCGACGTTGGCGCCGGACGCCTTCGTGCGGGTCACCCGCAGCGTGCCTCCCGCGGAGATCACCGTCTGCGCGTCGTCGATGGTCGTCGGCCGCACGACCGTCTTGTCCGCGACGTTGATGCTCATCGCGTCCGTGATGGCCGTGCCCGCGTTCTTGACCGTGATTGTGTCCGAGGCTCCGCCCGCTCCGGCCTTCTTGATGACCTCCACGCGGGTCACCTCGAACTTGTGGGTCACGGTGATGTCCTTGTCCGCCGTGGCACCGTCGAGGATGTCGACGATGTAGACGCCCTCGGGGCGCATCTCCGTGGCGTCGTCCGCCGTGTTGGCGAAGTTCCGCGCCTTCGCCCCTGCGGTCCTGAGAATGTTGCGAATCATGTCCCTTTCTCCTTGGTCAAAAGACCTGTGCGATCTGCTGCGGCGTCGCCGCGTACTGGTTGACGATCGTCTCGCGCAGCTCGTCCCACGTGGCCTGCGCCAGCGTGAGTTGTCCGCCCGGGTCGCGGTCCTGCCGCGCTTCGATGAGCGCCGCGATCTCGTGCGCCAGCACCTGGTCGGCTCCCTCCGGCAGGTCCAGCGTGTCCCCCGTCGCCGCGATGTCGCTCGAGCGCTTCGTGATGTAGGTCAGGCGGTAGTCGCCGAGGGCGTCCGCGCTCGGGAACACCTCGATCGTCGTGCCCCGCAGCCGGAAGCCGGCCGTCCCCTCCGCGCTCAAGAGCGGAGCCACCGGCACCGGATACCACTCGGTGCCCACCTTCAGCTCGACCTTGAGCACCTTCGCGAAGTCCGTCGCCGTGATGGCCCACGTCGACCCGCTCGTGATACTGAAAGTGACCGCCGCCCGGAACAGGTCCGGCGCCACCTCGGCGATCCTCCGCCGGAGAGCGTGGTACTTCGTGTTCACCCACGTCAGCAGGCGCGTGTTCGTCACGCCATCGTCGGTCCCGTCCCGGTCGACGAACGACCGGGCGAGGTCGATGATGTTCAGCGCAGTGAAGGTCGCCATCGTGCCTCGAAGCGAATCAGCCCCGGAGCGCCCTGAGAGCGGGAACGCTCCGGAGCCGACTCACGGATCACTCGTCGTACACCCCGCAGGCGGCCAGAAACTTCTTGAGGGCGGCGGCTCCCTTCGCGTCGTCCTCGCTGGCCAGCGCCTGGCGTACCTGCTTGAACGCCGCGACCTCGGCCGCAGGCGTTACCGGGCCGTCGTCGCCCTTCGGCGCCTCCGGCTTTCCCTTCCGCCTGCTGGCGATGAGCGCCACCAGCGCGGCCGCGGGCTTCTTCTCCATCTCCATCGGTGGCACCTCCCCGGGCGCCAGCACGGAGGCCAGCGCCCGGGTCCGTTCGGGTTACGTGGGCAGCGTCGCGACGCCGTTGTCGCCGGGCTTCTCGCAGATGAGCTGCGACTCGGAGACCATGCGCGCCGTGAACTTGTCCGTGGTCGCGGCGGCCCGGAAGATGAGTCCGTCCTCGTCGATCGGAGCCACGACTTCCTTGCCGTCGTAGGCCACGAAGAACGTGTCCCGGTTCAAGAAGAACGCGTACCCGCGCGGGAACGTCCGGTCGGGGATGATCGGCACGGTGCCGTAGGCGCAGCCCACGACCACGCGCGAGTAGCCGACGTTCGCGGCCACCTCGCCCTTCACGTTGTTCTCGAGCTCGCCACGCTTCGAGAGCGTGAGGATCTTCGAGATCTTCGTGAAGTCGAGCGGGTTGACGTAGATGCCGAGCTTCTTCCCGCCCCGCATCCCGGCCGAGTAGAACTCGCCGGCCGCCTCGAGGATCGCGTCGACCATGTCCTCCTCGGTCGACACGTCCACGCGGTGCCCGTGCAGTTCCGGGCCGCTGGTGCGGTCGATGCCCGAGGCATCGGCGCCAGCGCCCGGCACGGTCACCGGGATCCAGAACTCCACGCCCAGCAGGTTCGACAGCGCCGAAGCGTTGAAGTCGCCCTTCTGGAACAGGTAGTCGTTCGCCGTCCAGGACGACGCCGACGGGTCCACGCCGGTCACCGTGAGTGTCTTCGTACTCCGGTTGATCGCCGTGATGCGCCCCGAGCCGGACCGGGCCGAGCCCGATCCCTTGTTCTGCGCGCACTCGATCTCCTGACCGACCCGGAACTTGAACATGTCGGCCTTCGTCTTGACGACCACCGTCGTCGACGTGACCGACTCGACTTGTCCGCGAACGCCGTAGCCCTCGCCCGCGATCGTGTTCGACAGCGCGCGGTGGAGCGTGCGCAGCCCGGAGTCCAGCTCCTCGCTGTTGTGCTTTACGAACGACTGCATGTCGCTCATCGAGCGCCGCCACGCCGATCCGGAGACCGACACCGCCGCGAACCGCTTCGTCGGCGAGATCTGGAACTCCTTGTAGCGGGAGTGACCGCCCTCGGTGCTGGCCTCGGCCTTCGTGAGGGCGTCGGCGAGCGTGACGTGGGCCGTCTCGGGGTCTCCGACCTTCAGCACCAGATGGAACTTCGAGCCGAAGGCCCGGCCGACGCTGTTGATCTCCTTGCGCACGAGATCCGCGTAGAACGGGGCCAGCTCCGGATCGTCGAGAAGGATCCTCGGGAGCCCCGTGTTGTACCGGATCTTCAGCGCGTCGTTGCCTGCGCTGACATCGATCATGGGTCACCTGCTGCGCTTGCGCGCGAATGGGTTGCGTGGCCGGCTCTCGCCGACTGCCTCGCTTGCCCGCGGGTGACCGCCTACGTAGCGGGTATGTCCGTACCTTCGACGCGGCTATCCGGCCGCGGCGGCGCCCTGTCGCTGCTTCATGGCCTGGGCGATGGACCACTCGTTCAGTTCGTCGAGCGTCATCTCGGTCGGCTTCTTCGCGCCGATCGGGGCCGCTCCGGCGAACGCCGTGCTGCTGGAAACCGTGGACGGGCGCGCGCGCCGCTCCACCTCGGCGATCGCCTGCTCCGTGATCTCGGAGAGCGTCGTCGGCTTGGCCTCGGACTTCGGCGCCTCCGGCTTCGGCTGCTCGGGGGCGGCCTCGCCGCGCAGGACCTGCTCGAGCGCCGCCAGCACCGCCGCGGGCGCGAGCTCGGTCGCGATCCGCTGCTGCTCCTCGGCCGGCGGCAGGTTCAGGGCCAGGATGGCCTTCGCCATCGCCTCGACGTGGCCCATGATCTCCGCCTGCGTGACCTCGCCCGAGAGCATCTTCGCGGCCACCGTCGGGAACGACGCGTGCTTCGCCGCCAGTTCCTTGCGAGCAGCCGCGAAGTACGCGTTACGCTGCTGCTTGCGGTGCTCGGCCGACTTCACCAGCTCCGCCACCTTCTCGGGCGTGTCGCACTCCTCGAGCGCCTTTGCGTAGTCGGCGGCCTCGGCCTCGTCGAGGCTCGCGCCCTTGAGCTTCTCGCCCGCCTCGGTCAGGCGGCCCTTGAGCGCGTCCTCGGCCGCCTTCTTCGCGGCGGCCTCCTGCTCGGCCAGCGCGGCCGCAACCTGCTCCTTGACCGTCGGCTCCTTCGGCTGGTCGCGCGTCGCCGCCCAATCGGTGAGCGCCCAGAACACCTTCTCGACCGTCGCCTCGTCTGTGAAGTACACGCGCGCGGCGCCGAGCAGGTCTCCCGCGGACAGCTTCTCGTTGAACGACCGCTCCTTCGCGGCCACCGCCTCGAGCGCTTCGGCCTTCGCCTTCGCGTCCTTCTCCGCCGCGGCGGCCTTGCGCTCGGCCTTTGCCACCCGGACCAGGTCTGACAGCGGCGCCTCGGCCGCCTTCGCCGCATCCGGCTTCGGCGCCTCGGCCGGTGGCGCGGGGGCCTCGGGGGCCGGAACTACCGGGGTCTCCGGCTTCGGCTGCTCGCTCGGGGCCGGGGCCTGCTCGGGGGTGTCCATGCTCTCGCTACCCCGCAAGATGGTCGCCTCACATCGGCGGCGGCGCGCCCGGGAGCCCGGTCACCGGGCCCGGCGGCACGTCCAGCATGCCGGGAGCCCCGGGAGCCGGTGGCCCCGGGGGCGGGAGGCCGGAGGCCGGTGGCGCAACTTGCGCAGGCGGGGCGCTCGACTTGAGCAGGTCGCGAGCGCTCTCGATCAGCCGGCGCAGGACCTCCAGGTTCTCCCGCGGCGCCTTGCGGCTCGGCCGGGACCACTTGATGTACTCCTCTTCCCCACGCTCGACCAGCATCGCCAGCACGGCACCCTGGTAGGGCTCGGGGGCGATGTATTCGCCGTCGTCGATGGCGGCCGCAATCTGCTCGTCGGCCAACTCCTCGCGGATGGAAGCGCGGTCCTCGATCTCCTCGAGGTCGCGTGCGCCCATCAGCTTGATGACCCGGCGCGGGTCGAGCTGCCCGAGCTTCACCCACTCCTGGAGCATCTCGGCCCGGGCGCTCGGGTGGTTCGGCAGGCTGCGCATGGTCCGCGCCTGCACCTCGTATTCGCCCATCTCGTTGATATCGATCGCCTTCCAGTCGATCTCCGACACCAGCCGTGTCCCGGGAGCTGCGGCCATCGCCTTGTAGCCGCCCTTCGAGAAGTGCTTGTCGGCCAGCGCGATCTCGGCGTACACCACGCGCTCGAGCGCCCGGTCCAGCGTCTGCGCCTGGTACATCAGCCGGCTGTACGCCTTCTCGTTCGCCTCGCGCTGAGCCACCCCGCTGTTGAGACCGACCTCGCGCGTGCCGGTGGCCTGACTGACCGAGATGCCGGCAAGCTCGAACATCTCCGCGCGCATGAGCTGCCGACGGTCGTAGTACTCCCGCCCGATCGCGATGCCAGGCTGGATGATCGGCGGCTGCTGCCCGGCGTAGTACTGCACCTCCGCGGGCCGGTCGGTCATGGCCATCGACGTGTTCGCCGTCTGCGAGCCCTGCACGATCTTCTGGAGCCACACCCGCCCGATGGCCAGCTTCGAGATGGCCTCCGTGATGGTCCGGTCCATCCGCTGGAGCTGGAGCTGGTAGGGGATGAGTTGCTCGCCGAGCGGCGTACCCGGAACTCCGTCGAAGCCCGGCGCCCAGCGGTACGGGATGAGCCCCGGCCAGTCGTATTCCCACTCCTCGTCGACGAGCACGATGTCCCCGCACGTCACGACGTGCCGGCCAGGGTCGCCGTCGCCGCTCGAGCAGTGCCACCCCTCGCAAACCTCCAGCAGGTCGTAGTCGACCCAGCCGTTCACCCACGACACCAGGTAGCTCGCGTCCGGTGTGTACTTCGGCGCGTCCTTCAGGCGGTCGCGCGTGACCGCCTGGCCCTGCGCGTCCTTCGGCCACATCGCGATCACCTTCGCGCGCGGGAGCCCGTGCCGCTGGGCCATCGTGTAGGGGTCGTGGCTCGCGTAGATGATGCTGTCCGGCCGCGTCCGCTCCACCACGATCTTCCCGCCGATGACCATCGGCTTGAATGCGCCCATCCGGTTCGTCGCAGCATCGAGGAACACCTGATACGTCGTCTCGGGCAGCCGGATCTTCCGGTTCAGGCCGGTCGTCCACTGCGAGAGCTTCCGCGCCGACCGCTGCACCTTCCACGTGCTCCCCGCCGTCTGCACCCGGAAGTCGGGGTCCCGCACCAGCATCGACCCGGCCGTCTCGATCACCGCGCGCAGGGCGTTCGCCTGCGTGAGCGCCTCCAGGCTGCGCAGGAACGGCGTCGGGATCCGGGTCGGCGCCACCGCGAGCGCCGTCGTCAGGTTCCCAACCGTCCCCTGGTTGTAGAACAGCCGCGTGATGATGCCGTCCAGGAATCGGTGCTCGCTCATCCCCTGCTCGAGCGTCCGCACCGCGGCCGGGAGCAGCTTCGCCCGGTCCGGCGTCCACCAGTCGAGCTCGAGCGACATCAGCTACCCGGCCGGATCCCGTTCGGGAACAGCTCCTCGAGATCGCGCATCACCTGCGGTACCGGCTGCGCCGGCTGCGCCGCGTGCTCAGCCGCCGCTCCCACCTCGACCACCAGCGCCCCGTCGCTCATCGGCACGGACAGCCGCGACACGGCGAGACCGGACGCCTTCACGGCCTCGAGGTAGGCGCGCAGGTCGTCCGGGGTCACGCCCGACGCAAGATGGTCGGTTATCCCCCCAGAATCTCAGCCAGCGCCTCGTGCCTGCGGCGCTGCTCCTCCCGCATCGCCTCGAGCACCCGCGTCTCCTCGTCCTTCTTCGCCTCGGGCGCCTGGTAGTCGTACTGCCGCGCCTTCCGGAACGCGTACAGCGCAGCGTCCACCAGGTCGGGCATGTGGCCCTTCAGGCTTTTCTGGACCTGCTCGAGGTCCCACTCGGGCGCCTCGAGCGCCCGAGCGAACTCGCCTTTCGGATGCGACTCGTCCTCCGGCAACTCCGTGTCCGGGAGCAGGACCTCACCCCGCCGGAGCGCGTCCCGTAGCAGCAGGACCGCGGAGACCTTGCCCGCCTTCTCGGCCGGTTCGGCCGGGGCGCCGAAGCGCTCCTGCAGGTCCAGGATGAACGCAGACCCTCCGGTCGCCGGATCGGCCACGACCGCCAGCGGCTGGTACGCGTCGACGTACTTCATCGCGAGTGCGATCTGCTCGGTCGCCGACAGGTTCCCGCGCTGCTCGTACGCCACCAGGTAGAGCCGAGGACTCGCCGGAGTCCAACCCCACACGACCACCGCGGCCTTGTCCACCGTGCCCCAGTCCACCCCGATAACGTAGTACCACTGGCCAATCGGCTGGGCCGCGTAGGCGTTCCGCTCGCGGGACACGTGGAAGATCTGCTTCTCGCCCGCGACGAACCGACAGAAGTACTCCTGCGCAATCTCCGCGTCGATGCCCACGCCGTCGCACGCGATCACCTCGTCCACGCTGGCCGTGATGCCCTTGTCGCGGAGGGCCTTCTCGAGCGTCGCCCGCGCGTCGGCGATGTGCGGGTTGTCGAACATCGTCCAGCGGTGCTTGCTCACCTCCTGCTTCTGCAGGTGCTCGTACCAGAAGCCACGCGGGGCCGTACCCGTACCGGCCATCATCGTGCGGCCGCCGACGTCGGCGAGCGACGGCCACACCACGACCTGATACAGGTACCGCAGCAGGTCGGTCGGCCAGTCCTGGGCCTCGTCGATGACCACCAGGCGCGTCCGCTTCAGCCGCCCGCGGATCTTGTTCGCCTGCTTCTTCGTCTCCACCCCCGACACCCAGATACGGGACCCGTTCTGCAGGTCGATGGTCCGCGTCGTCTCGCGCGCCGTGTACGGGATTCCCGCCGCGTCGAGGAACGCCAGCATGTCCGACCAGACCGTGTCCATCGCCCGGACGATCGAGGTCGACAGGTAGGCGACCGAGCTGCGCGGGTACGCCACCGCTTCGGCGATCGGAGCCAGACACTCGGTGCCCGTCTTCCCCGCCCGGCGGCCGCACTCGAGGGCGCGCTCGCGGGCGGTGTCCTCGACCGAGGCGCGCTGCGGGGCGAACCCGGACGTCGCCCGGTCGAGTAGCCGGGCCAGCGCCGCGCCGTCAGAACGGGGCGCGCGCGCGGCCCTTGCCCTTCGGAACTGGCTCGCCAGTCCCCGGGCGTACAGGTCCACGGGACTCCTCGGGCTTCGCCGGCTGCAGCTCGAGCCGGTCGAACTTCTCGAACGGGACCACCCAGCGCTCACCGCGCTCCTCGAACTCCACGGCGCGCGCGTCCACCAGCCACGTCACGCGCAGTCTGTTCGCGGGGTCGTCCGTCGCCTCCCAGCGACGCCCCGCTATCGCGGCGTACCCGCTTGAGTACACGGCGGCGCGCACCGGGACGCGGCTCTCAGGCGGCGGGGCGTCGCTCATCGGTCACCTTGTGGTAGAGCCGGCCGTAGCCGGCGTGATCGCGGAACATTCTCTCGCAAGCGTACGTCCAGAACCAGACGCCCACGGGCGCGCCGAAGTCGATTCCACCGGCGTCGGCGAGGGCGCGGCCGATGCCCCACTTGCGGCGCAGGGGCCTCCGCACGTAGCCGGCCACGATCTCGTTGCCGGGGCGGGTCACGATCCAGCCGCAGATGGTGCTCGGGTCGTCGTGCAGGACCGCGACCAGGGCGTGATTCCCGGGGCGGTGCACCTCGGGCCAGAGGCGCCCCTCCAGGATTCCCGGGGGGACCTGGGACCATGGCCAGGTGGCGCGCATGCACTCGACGAACGTGCTGGCGACGTAGGGGCGGTGAAGGGCCTCGGCGTACGGGACGATCGCGAAGTCGCTCACAGGCCGTACCTCGCGAAGATGGCGTTCACCGTGTCCAGGTCCTCGGGGCTCATCCGCTCGAGGACTTTCTTCGGGATGGGGCCGTCCGTGTCCTGCTGGAGCAGGTGCAGGCGCTCCGTCGCGCGGTCGAGTTGATAGAAGTCGCGGGCCTCGAGCCCGTCGCGGGCGGCCTTCTTGCGCAGGCGCTGGATGTGCTCGGTCAGCAGGATGATCCCGTCCTCCACGGCGC